CAGATTGTAGGAAACGTGAATCTTCGTCCATCAAGATTTCCATCATGACAGGGTCAATTACGATCCAACGACCATCTTTGTCAACTTGTTGTTGATCAAGTAGACGACCCATACGAGCCACCATCATTGTTGGTGAAACGTATTCTGTTGGTAGTGCAGTTGCACCTGGCAAACGTGCTGCAACAGGGATCGAATGGTCACCAGCAGAAGCTGTTGTGATGTTACCAAAGTCACCTTTGTTTAGCTTGTTTGCTGCAAGTAGTTCGTCATCACCTGCTGTTGAGTCTGCTTTAGTACCGTTAACAGTATCGTTAACTGTGTCAGCATTCCCATGTAGGGCAGACTGTTTGTAACCTGCTAGGTAACCTAGAACTTCTTGGTCATGCTGGTCAGCAAGACGGTAAGCTGCTCTGTTGGTAGCAAGGTTCATGAAATCGATGTGGCTATGAGCCTCTTCGATATCGTCCATCTTGAAGGCAAAATAGTTAGCTTTATCAACGACTAACGAGAAATCGTCATCACTAAGATCTTGCGCTGCGATGGTTGTGCCACGAGTGTATGCAGAAACTGAGATCTCAGGTTCTTTCATAATTTTCACTGTGTCACCTTGATTTGCGATCTCTCCGAAATATTCAGAGTTCGTAATGTCACCTACAACTGTGCTCTTCCTGAATGCAAGCTGCACCTTTTTGGAATAGATGATTGGGGAAAAGTTCCCATTTGGCAGGTTGGTATAACCTGATGCGGATGCAAAAGCCATGATTAAATCCTCCATGATATTTGGCTTTAAGAGAAAGCTAAACACCTGAAAGAGGCTGTTACTTTTCTAGGGTGCAGTAGGTATCAACTTGCGCTCATTGATACCACTGGGCCTATACTTGAACAGGTGGTTCTTTGTAGTTTAGACTTTTATGAAAAAGTATCTATAGAGGTAGTCCCTGAGGAGGCTCTATACTAGATACGTGTAGTTATATTGATCACTTCTTAAGTGTCAATAGTTTATCTGGCTGCGCCAGACATGTCATAGACAAATTTACCAGAAGCCATAGCTTCTTGGATTTCATCTTGACGAGCCTCAAACTCCTTAGCTGACATCTTGGCAACCTCAGATTCTTTGATCTGACCTGAGACACCTTTAGCATCAATAGAAGTACGAGTACCTTTGGTAACAGATGACGCTGCAGCTTTACGAGTATTTCTCTTAGCTGCTTTAGTCATTCCATTATCAACCTTGTAAAGATCAATCACACGAATAACAGATGCAGGATCATCCATGTTTTCGTATAGAGCATCCCTAACCCACTTAGGCTGTTCCTCTGCCCAGTTGTGGAATCCTTCTGATTGTCTTAGTTCATCGAAGTCATCATGAGACTTACGAATAACATTCTCTGCTTTCATTCGTAGTGCTTCATTATGAGCTTCATCTAATTCTTTTAGACGTTCTTCTGCTTTACTGAACATCTCTCTTGCTTTCTCTGAAGCAATCTTTTCTACAATACCTGCTACGTCTGGGTACTGTTTTGCCCACTCTTCGATGTCTTCATCAGACTTAGGAGGAACAATACTTTGTTTCTTCTTTCCTTTTTCAAGAGCTTCAAGGCGTCCATTCCATTCCTTTTCTTTCTCTTGCATGTGTCTGCGTAGATCACCATAACGTTTCTTGAAAGACTTCTCTTCAGCACTTAGTCCTGCTGTGGCATCGTCTTCCTGTGCTTCCCCTTCCTGGGATGCTTGTTCCTCTTGTTGGGTATCACCTGTGGCTTGTACCTGGGTGTCCTCAGTACTTTCGCCACTGGGTTCACTTTCTTCAACATACTCTTCACCACGAGCCTCTGCCTCTAGTTTTGCAATCTCTTTCGCTTCTTCTTCCATGCGCTTCTTGCGCTGTTGGTTGTTGAAGCTTCTATCTACAAACCCTGCTTTCTTAGGGCTTTCCATTGTCATCATTTCAGGCATAGTATTTTCCTTATGTTGGGGCCAGGGTTTATTCCCTGGGTAGCCTTATTGTTATTTTTTGTTAGCCTTTTTTCTTGCCATTAGACCACCTTTGTTCTGTGACACACCTGCTGATTCAAACTGTGCGTCAATGGCATCAAAGATAGCATCGTTTTCTGCTTCTTCTTCAGTAGTCATGTCTTCACTATCAAAGGTGTATTTATCTCCTTTAGGACCAGTAAAGGTGCTTTCTCCTGTACTTGGGCCAGAATTTGGATCTCTAGCTCTTGTACCACCACCTGTAGTAACTGTTGGACCATCGTCATCACCTGTGGCTCCACCACCTTGAAGGATAGCTTCTGTTTCATTTTGTCTTGCTAGAGTGTAAGTTGATAAGTATGATCTATTATATTTAATGTCATCTTGACTAAAAGTAAATCTGCCAGTTTTAGGATCTCTTGTTGCTCTAAGACCGTACTTATCAATAAGTTGCCCTGCTTTTTGGTTTCCTGTAGCAACTATATCGTCAAGAGCTTGCGTTATTAGATTAGATTTACCTGAAAGATCGTCTGCCATTTTAGCGATTGTTTTTGCGTCATCAGTCTTACCTTGAGCTTGTGCTAGAATAGATAACGCATTTAAGTTTGATATATTAGTAAGTGCGTTTCCAGACTGAGCTAATCCCATAAATCCCATACCTGCTGGACCAGCCACTGATGCTGCTAATGCAGCACCTGCACCACCACCGAGATTAGTAGCGTTTGCCATCATAGCTTCAGCAGCAGCTAAAGGACTTGATAAGTCCATATCATCAAATGCAGAGATAAGAGAAGTATCTGAGGTAGGTGTTGTAGGTGGAGGTGTCCCACCACCATCGTCCCCACCAGTAGGTTGCTGTGTTGCTTGCTGTGCTTTCTTCAGGGCTGCAGTACCAAATTCATAGTAAGGAGGGACAGTGTACTGTTCGTCTGAAGGGTTCTTTAACTTACCATTAATGTACTCAATAACTTTACTTTGATTTGTGTCAGAATTAACAAAAGTTTTAAATGTTGTAACACTGTCCTGCTGTGATGTCTGGTTAAATGTTGAACCACCTACTGTCGCCCAGTCTGCAGGATTAAATCCTCCAGCACCTAGCATTTGTGATTGCTGAGTGTACTCCTTAGGCATTGTAAGAACGCCTTGGTTAGCTTGTACAGGCATAGGAGCAGGAGCACCAGCCTGTGGAGCACCACTCATGTTCTGTTGGATCTGCTGGGGACTAAGAGGCTCACCACCAATTCTACCATTTTGTTCCATAGAACTCAAGCCTGTCTTGGCTTTATTACGTAGATCTTCAAAGAAGTTGACCCCATAATATCTAAGAACATCAGCAGGAACTACGTACTCACCTTCAGATAACATTGCAGGAATATCATCTCTTACTTCACTTGCAAGAGATCCAGGAGGGATGTCATTACCAGAGACAGGATCTTTCTTCATGCCATCATCTGCAATACCACCATACTCAAACAACGACATCTGTTTCTGCATATTCATGGCTGTACCACCCTCATTAAACATTCTTATTTTACCATCTTGTGTTCTTACACCCATCTCTTTCATCTGTGAAACAGTTGGTTTCTTCACATTCTTTGCAAGGACAAGTGGTCCTACTTGTATAATTTCATCAGCTTCAAATACAGGTTTACCTGTTTTCTTGTCATAGAACCCACTACCACGATATGGATTCATACCTACCTGTGTCCACTCATCTGATCCTGAAGCAATAATTTCTGCTGCTTGACGTTGTAGATCATAAGGGTCTTCAGATGTGTACTCTCCAAAGATACGAGCAATAGTAGCTTTGTTCTGCTTGGCAGGTCCACCTGTCTTTTTGTCTATAGCATCTTGTAATGTCTTTCGATCAGTACGTGTACCCCTAGCAATATCTAACGCTGTGTCTGCGTCAGAACCAAACCTAATGTTCTTAAGTCTGATTGCTTGACCGTATCCTACAACAGAACCAGACTTTTGATTTCCATCATGTATAGATACAACCCACTTATCATAATCATCATAGGCAGGAATATCTAGTCGAGATGAAACAACCTGACCTTCTGCTAAATCTGCACCCTCAACACCTAGGATAGGATACCTTGTACCCTTCTTACCTAATGCCCCTTGTACTTCTGTAAGGGTAGGAAGAAGATTCATAACTTCCTCTGCTGTGTATTCTTTTGGTTCAGGGAATGCTTCTTGTATACGCTTCCTTGCTTCTTTAGAAGTAATCTTACCTTCTATAAGAGACTGTGCTGCTGCCTGTGCGTCAGGTAAATTCTTTTGTCTCTGGGTCTCAGGTAGTTTTTTATCTTTACGCCATTGCTCTAGTGCATCAGGATCATTACGTAGACGTGCAGCTTCTACTGCATCCGCTTCTCTATTGACTCTACCACGAGGCATATCTTTCCAACGAACTATATTACCATCAGGACCAACAACCTCAAGATCATCACCTGTCATTTTAGGTGATATTCTTTTTGTTTCTATAGTGAAACCTTTTTCACGAAGTTTACTACGTAGTTCTGGGTTGGTAAGATTTCCTTTACCCCACTCACTAATAATTTCGTCTGCTTCTAAAAGTTCTGCGTCAGTGTATGTTGGTGTGCTCTTACGTGATACCTTAGGGATACTACTTGCTACATCCATAACTTCATCTGTTTGACGAGCCATGTCAGCACCTTTACGTATCATGTTCTTAGCTGCAGTACCAAGACCAGGAATCAAACCGATAGCCTCTGTTCCTACAAGCATACCTATCTTTACGTAGTTAGGTTCTTCTTTCTTAAGTTCATCTTCAATATCTGCAACAGTGAAAGCTGTACCTACACCAGGAAGACTTTCTAAAGCAAACTGACCTACAGCCTTAGCTGACTCTAAAGTTTCATCAGGGTCAACAAGATCTACTCCATACGCTTCTGCTATAGCCTCTGGGTTACCTACATTATCCTCATAAAACTTTCTTGTTTGGTCAGCCATGCCACCCTCATTAAACTTTAAAGAATCACTACGTTTACGAGCAGCCTCAGTTGCTTCTTTTAAACTGTTGTGAACACTGGTGGGTTTTATTATATCTGCTTCCAACATAAGAATAAGCGTTTCTTCATCATAAGATTTACCATCAAATATTGTAGGAACATTAACCCACTTACCTTTATATTTAAATGTTGTAGACTTTTCAGATACTAACTCCCCTTCAGGTGTTTTGTATACATCACGACCTGCCTGTGTTTTCTTTCCAGTCTTTTTACCAACATCAGCCATTTACTTCGTCCCTAAGTCTTTTTAATCTACGAAGACAGGTCACATGCCCCTGTAACCTGTAGAAATCATCGGGGCTTGTAGCCTGTTCCATCTGAACATGAACACGTTCAATCTTAGAGTCCATCTCTTCTAGAAATGCAGACCAGATGTCTTTATTATTTACGAGTAGTTTAAGGCTCATCTTTGACCTTGCCCTGTGTTAGCTGAGAATCCTGGTTCACCTGGAGTAGGGGCACTGCCTGTGCCTATCTGACCTCCACCAGAACCTTGTGTGTCCTGTGCCTGTGCTCCTGCAGGTACTGCACCCTGTGGTGCTGCTCCTGGTGGTGCCTGAGGTGGTGCAGGGGGTGGATTAGCTTCTTGGAACTTCTTGAGGATCTCAGCTTGTATTGCTGCATCTTTCATGTCGTTTGCTACTTTATCAGGATCAAGATCCATTGAGTTAGCAATCTCTCTAATAATATAATCCATTTTAGCAAATGGTGCAAGTGCTGGGTTCTGTACGACACCTAAGAATTGCATTAGACGTTGGCTACGTACTTCGTTAGCCATTAGAGAGTTTGTACCTTCAGCTTTAACTTCTAGGTCACCCTTAATCTCAGGATCAAAGTCAAACTGCATATTGAACCCAAAGAATGCTTTAGCTAGTGGGCCAAGCAAGTAGTCATCAATGTTCTTAACTACTGTGCGAATAGAACCATTAGCAGCAGACATAAGCATAGAAATACCAGAGGCAGTCCTACCAACACCGCTGACTCCAGTCTGTCCATGAGCAAACGAAGGAAAACCAGTACTTTCATCTGATAGCTGCCTTGCCTTATCGAACATCTGCATGTTCTCATTTGATACGTTGGGGAACTTGGTGCCAAAGATGGCCTGTCCAGGTGCTCCCCCCATTCTCCTCAGGACTTTGCCTGGGTAGATAGAAAGGTCTTGCCCAGGGGCTAGGTTTGTTTCATCTACTTCAATAAGCAAGTTACCTGAAAGTGCAGCATTATCTACACTCATACGCATAAACCCATTCATTAGGGTCTGTGTATCATCCATATTTTCCGCTATACCTACCCCAAAGAATGAGTAAGGATTTACTTCGTATGGGACAGCATAGTACGGAAGGATAGCAGGAGTGAATGGGTTCATTACAAGACGTAGAACTTGACCATTACAGATCCAGATATTTACTGAAACTTGATCTTGGTCTTTTAATTCTTTTGGAATGTCTACGTCATGATCCTCTAGGATCTCAGTATCTACATAACCCCAGAACTCAAGGACGTTAAATCTTTCTGATTTAGTCTCTTGGTCTGCGTCCTCCATAACCTGTTCCCACCACTCTTTGCTGTAGGACTCACCCATCTCAATAGCAATATCAATGGCGTTAGATCTGAAGAAAGGTCTGTTCTTTAATCCTCTCATTTGAGAACGAGACATCTTATGTCTTTCTAGAACGTACTCTGCTTCATCCATATTGTTAGCGTCTGGGTCAGGGTAGAAGTTCCAGATGCTTACAGATGAAGTCTGTGGAATAGTTTTGTACATAGGGGAGTAGTTCCCCTCATCATCCCAACTAGGATACTCTTTATCTAGAGCGAATGGCCCCTTCATAATACCTGTACCAAAGAGAGCAGTCTCAAAAGCTGTATTACGTAGTTGCTTACTTGCGTTAGATTCTTCTAGCTGATCATGTATTTTCTTTTCCATCTTCTTAGCTGCTACCATAGCAGGATGGAAAGTAGGTTGTGTTGGTGTAGTACCTGGACCTTCTTTAAGGTCATCCATCACAGGTTCTAGTTTAGCTTTAAGACCACCTAGACGTTCACGTAAATCAATAATTGTTTCACCAGGTCTTAGCTTTGTGTCCTCTGGTGACATCTCAGGTGCTTGCCCTGCTGCTTGTTTTAGCTGTGGGTTAGCTTCAAAGTGTACAGCCTCTGCAACCCCATCAGGAAGTCTGGTAGGATTGATACTGATAGGAAACTTGTGAGAACCAAACAGAACATCTACGATCTGACCATAAGCAGCAAGCACTTTAGTCTTAGTGACTTTAACAAAGACACGAGACTTCTCTGTTGTAGTGAATTGAACGTCAGGACCATAGATACCTCTATAGTTCTGGTAAGCCTTAATCCACCTTTGTTCGTCAGAGTATCTAGCCTTTTCTGCTCTATTATAACGTTCTTCAACAAAAGAAACAACTCTGCCTACAGTAGGGTCAGTAAACACTTCAGAGTCTTCTACGTCCTCTGCGTAAGATGAAGTTGCTTCATCAATGGACAATTCGTCTGATTCAAAAATGTCATCTTCTTCCATAGGTATTCCTTAATATCCAAAAGTAGGATCTGAAGCTTGAAAGCCAGTTCTTTGAGAAGCAGGATCAAAGTCGAACACACTGCTTCTTGGTCTAGTCATAACGCCATATCTGAGGGCATCGTATAGGTGATCTTCAGAGTTTGTATCTACGTCCTCAGGATTTCTTTTATCTAGAGGAATAGAGGGAAGCTGAGATATAAGACTAGTGCAATTAGAAAATATAACAAGCCTTGGTTCCTCTGTAAACTCATCTACCTGTAAACGTCTGTGTATTTCGTTCTTACCTGCTACACGAGATCCTTTTGATCTGTCTGCAGGTCTCCATCTACAGCCTTTAACAATCATCTGTTCAGCAAGGCTAGGGCCAGTATCGCCACGATTATGCCAAAGAGAAGAGTCAAGAACTCCATACCTGATCTTCTCCTCTTGTTCAATGTCCAGGATCATGTCAGCCAAATCAGTAGCAATTACCTTAGATACATATAGCTCTCTGTACACTATTAGCTGTTCAGATCCTGGAGCAACTGCGAACCAGACTACACCAGTATAAGATCCATACCCATAATCACAAGCTCTGAAACGTACCCAGTTGCTTGGAATATCGAATGGTTCAACAACGTGTATGCGTCTGCTAAACTCTGGGAAAGCTGCTCCTTCGTTAATATCCCAGTCACCTTCAAGCAACTGTCTTCGCTGATGTTCAGGCAGAGATAGAAGGTTGGCTTCATACATTCCATCCTCAGATAGGTAAGGGTTGTCAAAGAGAGTAGCAGGAATAAACTTACGTTTAAATAGAGGCTCACCCTCTCGACTGTGACCCTTAGGCCAACAGATGGTTTCACCATTTTCGTCTGTAGCCCAGAATGGTTTGTCTGGAATACTAGGATCAATGAAGTGTTTCTTTACCCATTGATGACCTGGACCACCTGGGTTGGATGTTGCTCTCATAAAGAGAGGTAACCCTGAAGCTTTTGTAGCACGTAGACGTGACCTCATGTAGTTCCAGGCGTATGGGGTAGGCCACTGTGTGAGTTCGTCAAAACCGATCCAGTTAAAGGCTTGACCTTGGTATCTCATAACATCGTCATCTCTGTCAAGATAAGACATCCAAAGTGTAGCACCATTAGGGGCAACCCAAGTCTTATCTCTTTCCATAAACTTGATGCCTGGTACGGCCTGAGGATAGAGTTGTTTACTTACAGAGATAAGCTCTCTAAGCTCTTCTGTAGACCTACGAACAAGTAGCATTCGTGCATGTGGATTTGAAAAGTACCTAACTGGGTCTGCAACCAACGAATAACTTTTTCCACCTCCTGCTGCCCCACCATAAAGCACCTCTTGTTCTGTAGCTGCCAAGAACCTAGTCTGTGGTCCTGGGTTTGGCTCGAAGATCACCTTTTGTTTGACCGCAGAAGGGGCAGCACTCTCCATCTCTGAGTTCGATGTATTCATCGTCTGTTTCGAGATTTCTGGTGCGCTTGCCACCAAGTCTTTCTTCTTCGATCTTCTTGCTTTTCCTTGCCGCTTCTTTATACTTTTTGGCATACTGGCGGTAGTTGGAGGACGATCTACGCCTTTTTTCTTCCATTCTGACACGTTTATACAACCCTACATGTGAGATGTTTCTACCAGACTGATCAGACAGCCACTTGGCTACTTGTCTAACACTGTACTCTCGTAGAAACAACTTTGCTTTTTCTAAAAGTTCTAGTTCTTCAGGGATAGGAATCAGAAGCATTTCGTCTTCTTCATCCTGTTTGTACCCAAATGGTACGTGTCTTCCTACTCTTATGACAGGATACCATTCTCCATTCTCTCCTTGAAGTGGTATCTGCCAGTCTACTTTAGTTGGATGATCTGCAGTGGATGCTCTCTTACTCATCTTCTTTCGCTGGTAGAATAAATAAAGGCTCAGAGGCTTTTACTTCTACTTTATCTGTTTTTGTAAATCCTGCACGATCTAGAATATCTTTAGCTGCTAACATCTTTTCTTTTACACCCAGATCAGTAGGATCTGCCATAACAGAGAACATAGTGTAAGCAGCTTTAGTAGACGATTGTGCTATGAACTTCTTTGTAAGCTCTGCAATCTCGTCTGTCAAGGCATTAACGATACCTGAGGTAGAAACACCTTCAGCATATCCTGCAAGTTTCTTAGCAGTCACAGGGTCTCCTTTGGCCTCATCAAAGAGGACATCAAGAAACTTTTGCTGCTTTTCTGTTAGATTTCTTGCCATTTGATTTCCTGTCAGTATTCTCTGCTAATCTTTTGTAGGTTGTTATAATAAGTATCTTATCGTTTTTATTGTATACGTGGTACTTATTTCCAACCTTTTTTATCATGTTACCAGATAAAGTATAAATCCCAAAGTACCAAAGCCTATTAATAAAAGAACACCTGTTACAGTCCAAGTGATTATGGCTTCCTGTAGTTCAGCCTTACGGTACTCTTGCTCTTTCTTTTGCTTTCGTATCTTTCCTTCGATAGCTATTAGCTCATCCCAGGCAGATGGCCCCATCGTGAAACTTATATAGTCCTTGAGTTCTTTTCTCATGGACTCTGCCTTACGCTTCGCTGCAAAAACTTCCATAGCTTCTGCTTCTATAGAACCTCCAATGGACTTCCACCAAGGGGGATTCTTAACTTGCTTCTCAGCTTGGCCTAGATCTGCCATATGTCCTGCCCACTTAGTTAGTTGGCCTGACATATCTTGCAGATCCTTACCAATAGCAAAGCCTTTCTTTAGAGCGTTAAAGGCGACTGTGGCCCCACCAATAATTGTAACTGGGTCCATTCGCCTCCTCCCAAAGACTAACTAGACTTTACCTTCTCTCACGATTCTTTTGATGTCAGCACGACCAATCCCTAGATCGTTAAGTTCTCTGTCTGACATTCTCCAGAGGTGCATCTCAGCAATACGAGCATTTGCTTGGGCTTGTCTTGCTTCAATCATTTTATTAAAGAAATTTTTAAACATGTTCTACTCCTTGTGTTTAACCCTTTATGGGCAGGAGTAGTTATATGTTATTAGTTATACTATACTATTACAAAAAATGCAACCCCGTTACCCGACAGGCACAAAGGTCTCAGTTACAGTAATGATAGAATCAATATGACCAGCACCACCTGGAACAACTTGAATCTTATCTCCAGGCTGTAATACTAGGTCAATGTCAGCAAACTCGTGATAGCCTCCCCCTGCCAAACTTTTATCGTTAAGGAAGTGAGATGTGTAGCTGTCAGCATCAACATACCACTGTATTGTGATATCGTTAGTTGATCCACCGCCATTGGCTACAAGAATATACGTAACCTCTGCAGTGCAGTTAGCAGGACAAACATACACATCCTCTGTTGTGGTCCCAGTATTGTGACCATACACAGATTTCCTACGAGAAGGTTTACCAGGGTTCAGGACTGTCATTTCTTCTTCGTGACCTTCTTGATTGTTTTGACTACCCAAGCCTCGTTGACTTCAGTATCAGGGTCATCAGCAATGAAGTGCCCATTCTCATCACGAGCACGTTCCATTACCAACTCTTCTTCTACTTTAGCTTTTTTCTTGGGTGCCTTTTTCTTCGCAGGAGCTTCTTGCTCTTTAATAAATTCTAGGACTTTAGCTTCTTTAGTATGCCAAGTGCCACGAATCTTTTGAGCAAGAACATCTCCACGAGGACCAAGGACTTTATCTCCTTCAAGTCTCATCATAAGAATTTCTTTAACCTCTTCTGTTCTGCTACTCTTGGATCACTTGGTTTAACTCTGGTAAGACCATTCGAGTTACCCATAACAACCCAGACCATACCATCACCTGCATCCTTACCAATCTTATCAGACTTAAGTGCTTTACGTCTTGAATCTGACCAACCCTTTAAAGGATCTGTTTTAGGCTTAGTGGTCTTCTTGGTAGTTTTTGTATCAGGACGCAACTTAGGTCTAGGTGAAGAACCTGGTGACATCTTCTTAGTCTTTGTTGGTTTTCCTCTTTTGCTTGGACCTGGGTTCACAGTACTAGTTTTTACACTTGGCTTACCACGTTTACTTGGACCTGGGTTCACAGTGTCAGTCTTTTTACTAGGTGCTCTACGTGTCTCTGGCCCCTTCTTAGTTGTGTCTCTGATTGAATCCTTATCAATCTCTGGTGCTGCAGGACGTGCTGAATCTCTAAGAAGAGCAGGTCTAGAAGTCTTAGGCTTAGGAGGTAAGTTAGGACGTTCTCTCACTAGGCTCTTATCCATTGTCTTAGGCTTCTTACGTCCACGACCACCTGTGTATCTTGAACCACCTGTACCGCCTGTAGGTTTAGCAGGAGCCTTAGTGCTTGGCTTAGGCTTTGCAGGAGAAGTTGTCTGCGTATTAGGTTTTGCAGGGGAAGTGTTCTTAGGTGCACTTGGTTTAGCAGGTTGAGTAGCTCTTCTAGGCGCAGGACTAGGGCTAGGCTTCTGGAACTTACCAGATGTTGCACCTTGTGGTTGGTTAAGCTTAGGGCTTGAACCAGGAGCACTAGGGCTTGGGCCTTGTTTAATTGTTTTATTCTTTGGCTTAGTCTTAGTGACTTTACCACCAAGTCTTTTAGCCATTTGTTCAGCTATTTTTTTAGCACCATAGCGGTAAGCAATTCTGCTTCCACCAACTACAACAAAATATAATAATGGACCAGCCATCTTACTTACCTCTTCCTTGAGTTGGCTTCATGGAAGCACCGCAGTTAGCCTCGACTGCACCGCCATGTTTATAGCCCATACGTTTCTTAGCCATACCGCCCCCCATGTATCCATGTTTGGCACCTTTCATCATTGTGCCATCTGGCATACGATGCATTGCTTGTCCACCTTTTTTGTAGCCCATCTTCTTGGCTACTGCTGGTGCTGCTTTCTTTAGGGCTTTCATCCCTGCATTCATAGGTTTCTTATTCATTACTGCGCCACCTTCTGCTGCTCTATATGGTTTTACTTTTTTGGCTACACCTTTGGGTTGTGCTACAAACTGTTTACCCTTGGTATTGCCTTTTGCTTTTGCTGCATTGGTTGCAGCTTTCTCAGATGCACTGAGTGCACCCCAAGCTTTGTCAGGTAAGTAT